ATGTCGAGGCCATTTTTATTGTATTCCATTCTGCGTATAGACATTTGGTAGTCCTTTCTAAAAACTATATACTTCATCTAGTACACTACATTCAGTATTACAAGTGCATTAGATAAAAAAAGTTAAAAAAAGATTTTAGGCCATATCCAGCTTGACTGGGAGATACCAGCCTTTGCGCCTATCGCGTTCGCCTTCATCGAAGTTCCGCTCCCAGCGTAGGACGTTCACTTCCTCGCTTTCTTCGGCTGCAACCATGCAGGCAACCATGACGGCTATTGGATCACCACCACCGGGCCACAGTAGGAAGTCATCGGGCCCGAACCCTTCCATAGCCTTTCTGGCTGTGACGATAGCTTTGTCTGGATTAAACTGCGGCTTGTCTTCTGGCTCAAAGACGATCTTGAGCTTACCGTAGCGCGCTGCGTCTGTTAGGTCTGGCGTCCACCCAAACTTATTCTCTCTTGGCCGCGTGACGATATAGACTGTGCTGGTCATTTTATATTCCTTTCTGAGACTGTCCCTAAAATAGACAGACATTAACGGGTATTGATTTTCTGGTATCACGGCCTTTCAGAGATATAAACTATAAAACTGATTAATGGCATTAATGGCATATTTTTGGCATATACCAAATCTGCCATAATTCATTCAACGTATACTCCTTATTTATATAGTTATATTATATATATATATATATTATTATTATTATTGGCATACTGTCATACCCCCCCCCTCTCCCCCCACAAATATAGGTATGGGGGGTAGAAATATACTTGGGGGATAAGGGGTACATATGCCAAAAATGCCATAAATACTTAACACTATGTTATTGCTAAACAAAACACTGATTTTAGGTATGCCATAAATACTGCCAATAAACATGCCATAAATAAAACCTACAGCGGTGTTTTAATTACCTGTAGTTATAAAACAGCTAAATAACCAATAGCAGTATTTTATGTACCAGTAGTTTTTTATTGGGGCGGGGTCGTGTGGGTGGCAGCGATATTTCGTGTTGGCACATTTGGTAGCGCGCGAACAAAAACAACCAAACCCCGTGGCAAGAACTGTTATAATTCACCACCCACTTTGAACTTAAATCATAGCTTCTTTGGATTTGCCAGCAGGTATGTTGGCCTTTGTTTGGGCCTGACGCTAACCTTTACGGCTGTGGGGTGATCGTAGGAATAGAAGATGTGGTGACCTATGCGTACCACCCTGTGGAGCTTCCTTCGCCAAACTGGGCGTACATCCACGGTGTGGTAGTGATCGGCGGTAGTGTAGGGTAAAATTTTTGGATCATCTATAATCTGAGTGGCCAGCTCCTGCGCCTTTGCCCACGCCACTTCGTCTCTTGGCTTGGGTGTATTGTTCTTTCTGTAGAATGAGAACTGTCGGTCTTGGGTAATGACGTTGCACATGGACGATGGCCAACGGCGTGACTCCATGCGGTTCACAATTACTTTAGCGACCATGAGCTGGCCCAGAAGTGGCTCACCTCTGGCCTCGTGATAGAGTGCCAGAGAGAGACATGCGGCTGCGGCTATCAAAAGAACTGCGCCCCAATGGTGACGGCAATAAGAATGTATAGAAACAGGAGCGCCCAGCGCGTCAGGAATTTAGTCATAATTTATTCTTTCTCTGTAATATATATTCTGTTTTATTTGATGGCTTTCTATCCCAGACTGTCCAGATGAAATCCATTGTCGCGGCCTTGCCACGCTCTGGTGACATTGCTGGTCGCCAAGTCATGGCTATGATTGCCATTGGTTTGGTCTGCTCGAACAGGTCGTAGCGGCTGGATGCATGCCAATATGTTGACTTTAGCAGCATTGCGAAGGGGACTTCCTTACTGGCCGCGCGCGCAATAAAATTTGCGGCTAGGGAAAATGGTGGGTTTGTTATGATAGATCCGCAATGGCAATCTGCGGTCAGGAAGTTCATGCCCCCCTCGCCGTAGCCCCTGTCGTGTAGGTCTGTAGATATAACGTCGAGCCTGTGTTGCTCCAGAACCTTTGAGATGGCCCCATCGCCACAGGCTGGCTCCCACACCCTGCTCCCCTCAAACAGTCGCTGGTAGTTCTTTAGCAGTGCAACTGTGCAGTCCCGTGGGGTGGCATAGAAATCTGCGGCGTTCCTGCTATTCTGGCTAGACGCCCCACCTATGATCGTTGACGGCTTCATGTGTTGCCGCCCTGAAACTTAACCACTGGCTCTGGCTCTGGCTTATCTGCTGACAGCTCACCACCACAGGCCATGTAGCCACATGCGTCTAGCCAATTATCTGCGTTTCTTGGGTTGGATTTTATGCGCGCTATTTTAAGCATGGTCATCATTACGGCAACATCTGAGGGATCAACGTGACGCTCTAAGTAGACGCCCCAGAGTTCCGCAATGGTGGTGAGGTTCTCTTCCATGTCACCATGAGTGGCGGCACGATCTTTGGTAATGTATTGCTTGGCTGTATCCAAGATCTCTGTGCGTGTATATTTAGTCATTGGTTTTCCTTTCTTACTTACGTTTGATAGTTTTCCTAAATCCCATTTAGCCATGTCTGTGTCCTTTAGTTAATTGGTGGTGCGAAGTATGCGAACCGTGGCCTGCCTCTTGCCCCTTGGTTTTGATCGCGGCACTCTATGCCACGGTCAGTCTGTAGTGCATCCAATACATCCGCACGTTTACGTCTGTCCATATTTGCGAAGGCTGACACGCTTCTGGATATTGCGCGCTCAGTTAATCCACCCAGCCCAGCCTTTTCAATGCGGGAGTAGACTGCCTTGCAAGCTGCCTCGAATGGACCGTTGGCCATGTGAGATCTAAACATCTCAATGGTTTGATTGGCATAAAAATCAACATAATCGATTGACCAGATCATGGCATCCGCGCTGATTTCATCTTGGCCCATTGATCTGGAAACGATTAGGGACAGGCGCATGGCGATCTCGCGTGATCGATTGTACATGGCCTCCAGACCTGTGCCAGTTTCTTTTTTGATAGCATCGACCAGACGCTCCTCGTAGCCGCGCAGGAGTTTCTTGGCCTCTGGGGTGAAGACAACTTCGATTGGGTGGGGTGGCATGTCGTGGCTGTTACCTGCATCTAGGTCACCTTCATGGGCGCTGGCATGTTCCTTGGCCCAAGCTGCCAGCCGATCAGAGATAGATGAGCGGCGCTTTTCTTGGGATAGCTGAACGCCAATATCTGATTTGACGATCAGGAAACGGTTCAGAAGACCGCTGGCCACGTCACCGCCACCGATTGCCTGCATGAATTCTGACGGTGTAGACATGCCCACTAGTGTCAGGGATGGCCGCTTAACTACGGTTTCGAGCTTTGCTGTTGGTTGCGTATCCCTGCTGTCTTAGTGTGCCGTCCTGTCTGCCGAAGCATTCCATAATGGAAGTTAGGGCGTCTGCCTTGTGCTGCATTCCTTTGGCTGCGGCGGCTTTTAGCTGACGGCCCAGCTCATCGACTACTGACACATGGGTTGGCTTTTTGGTGAGGGTTGACATGACGCCAGCCCCAGATGTGTAGCCTGCGGGACCGATCAGCTCATCAAGGTCACTAGCCTCAAGCAGCTCTTCTAGAACTGTCTTTGTGTGTTCCTTGCCTGACCCAGTTTCGCCAATGTTGAGGAAGTATAGGCTGGTGAAGTTACGCTGGTCTGTGACCCACCGCCTGCCCATTGCCACTGATCCAAATGCTAGGGCGCACTGAACAGCGAACTGTGGCTGGGGCTTGATGGCTGTGACTGTGTAGTAATTGACCACATCTTGCAGGACACCGGGGACTGACATCAGTCCTTCTGGAACTGTGCTGAGTGGCAGGTCTGCCTGCTTTGGCTTTGACATTATACTGGCGGCTACCTTTGCGCCGTGTTCGATGGCCTCACGATCATATTCGTGGTTTGGATCTTGGGTGACGTTAAGCATCTGCGCGGCTTCTTTTACCGCCTTTTGGACATTGCCCGTGTGTTCGTACTGACACCACAGCTCGAAGGCATCGAAGGTGTGGGCCGAATCAAATGGGTCTGATGCGTGGTGCGAATAGGCACGGCCATCATCGAACAGCTTTACGCCAGCTAACTTGGACGTGCTGTTTGGTGACAGGTATCTGCCACGGGATGTTGGCTTGTAGTTATACTGAACCAGTAGGCTGTGCATGTCGTGGGTTTCATTGAACTGGTCTATGACTGACGTGCCTTCACCTTTTGGGCGGGGCTTTCTGGTAGGCTGAAACTCTGCCTTTTTTTTCCAAGGGCATATGTCTTGGAGCTGTGGGCGAAACTTGTCCCACTCCATCCACAACGTCAGGAGCTGGGGCGGTAGATCTGGCAAGCCATCGAAGATAGATCTTCCTGCCCACTCGTATGGACGGCCAGTGTCTGGGTGGATTGATGGGGGCAGAACGTCTTGAACTGACCCAGCACGAAGCTCAAATATCACTTCGGTCTTGCGCGGATCACTAGATGTGGGCCACGATATCTTGTGTGTGATCAGATCGGGTGGAGCTTTGAAGATCAGTTTGCCACGGTTCTCACGGCCAATAATCTGGGGTGCTGACTGCATTAGCTCAGAGAAATCTATGCCCAGCTCTTCAAAGATCAGCTTGGTATTTTCAACGTGATCAATGTCCACGGCGCAGGTTTTACTGGCCCCATGTAATAGCCCCACATTGTGGTTGGGATTCTGCTCATAATACTGCCGCGCTGCCTCTGGATCGGATAGGGCCTTCTCTGGTTGCTGCCAGCCAAATCGGGTCGGTCCTTTAGAGCCTGCGGGTATGGTTACTAAGTACCAGCCTAGCTTTGAGCAGTAGTCTTCAATTGGGAATTTCATTCTGCCTCGCTCAAGTATTCGCTAAGTTTTTTCCACGTTGTGAGACTGATTTGTTCATTGCCCGTGGCTATTGATTTTACAGTCGGGTGGGATAGTCCACACCGCTCCGCAACGACTGTCAGGCGACGATCTTGCAGCGCCATTCTAATATCGTCGATTGGTATTAATTTTTGCATTTTTCACCTTTTTTGCGATTATGTACAAAAATATCTTTACTCCCTGAAACATTTTCTGTAAACCGATTTTTGTATAGAGTGAAAAAAAAGGAGATTGCGATGAGCAATATTGATGGATTGGCCTCCCAGTGGCTAGAAGTAAAGGCGCAAGAAAAAATTATTATCGCACAGCGCCACGCGATAGAAGAGCAAATCACCACGGCCCTAGAAGCCAAGGCTGAAGGCTCAGTTTCCCACAAACTTGAAGCACATAAAATTACGCTGACACAGACTGTGTCTCGTAAGATTGATGCCATTGCTTGGGACAAAGTTAAGCACAAAATTCCTGAGAGTATGCACCCAGTGAAAACCACACTGTCGGTTGATTCGGTTGGCTGTCGTTACTTGGCTGAGAAAGAGCATCGCATGTGGTCAAAGGTGGCTAATGCGTTTGAAACTAGGCAGGGCAAAATCGGCGTTAAAGTAGAGGTTCTGTAATGACCCTGACTGACGTTGAACTAGCGATGCTAGTTGAGGCGATGAAGTCTGTCAGCTTTGTAGATGGACTGAAGCCAAGCATAGATCAGATCAGGCTCCAGCGGAAGTTAACCCGCTGGGCTGAACACAAAGATTTGGAGTTTGTATAATGGCTTCTGTCGAAACAATTTTTTTTATTGCCCACGCTTTGTATGCAATATTCATAATTTTTATATAATTAGAAAACTGAAAAAGGAAAATAAAATGGAAAGAAATATGGATGAAATTTTGGATGAGGTGTTCGCACTTATATTCAAAGATAAATGGGAGAATAGGGAATTTAGATGTCTATAAATCTTAAATCACTGTCGAAGCCTACGGGCCAGCGACCAATTATTGCTACGCTCTTTGGTGAGGGCGGCATGGGTAAGACAACCCTAGCCGCTATGTTTCCGAAGCCTGTGTTTATTCGGACTGAGGATGGCACGGCATCACTGACAGGTAATGACAACGTCAGCCTGTTCCCACTGGCTACATCTACTCAGGACGTTCTTGATGCCATTGAAACTCTTGGAACGGAGAAGCATGAGTTTAAGACTTTGGTCATAGACAGCATCACACAGCT